ACAAGTTTTGAAGCATCAGGTGCAGGGATTGGCACAGAACTATCCAACGGCGGCAGTGTTACATTCCCAGCTAACACATTGATCAACAGTGTTGACTTGTTAGACTTCGGCGGCACAGAGTACTATGAAGTGCAGTTTAATAATGCGTTTATTGGTACACTAGCAGTGGGCTCAGGTACAGTAGAATTTACGTTTGTGCAACCACCGTATGCACAGCCTGGAGAAACAGTATTTTCGTTCATTGCAACACCAGGTGAACGTGCTAGTTTAGACTTATCGCAGTTGAAAGAACTTACAAACACACCACTAGGTGGACGAGGAACATATCCAAATGGTCCAGATGTACTAGCACTTAACGTGTATAAAGTTGGCGGAGTCGCAACTGATGCAAATATTATTCTAAGATGGGGCGAAGCACAAGCCTAAAGGGCTTGTGCAAACTCCCAAAGATTATCAAACACAAGTGTTTGTTTTTTAATCTGTTTGTATGCGTGTTTGTTTAATTGTTTTTCAGTTTCTAAACCATAGCCAGTTCTAACTAGTATAGGCTTAGCACCTATTTTATAGGCAGCCTTTAAGTCACTAAGTTTGTCACCAACAAAAAAGCCTTTTGAAAATTTAATAAATGAATGTTCTTTTTCGCATCTTTTAAACATTCCTATATTTGGTTTAGCGTATATGTCTTGTTTTCTACTACTGGTACTATAATATATTGCATCAATACTAGGACATCCTGCTTGTCCTAAAAGCTGTAGCATTTTATTATGCACTTGTTCTACATCATTAGTAGTCATTAAACCTTTTTCTATTCCGCCTTGATTAGTAATAACTGCTATTCTATGACCCTTAGATCGTAGTAGTGCAACAGCTTCTAAACTGTTGGGTATAGGTTGAAAATATTCAGGGGAAGTTACATATGTGCCTAAGTCTACATTAAGCACACCGTCACGATCTAAGCCAACAACTGGTTTATTGTAATCATTATTAGTATTAGTATTAGTATTATTACTACTAAATTCTGATCCAGTATTACCTACAAACGCATTATCTAAAACACTTCTAGCCATTTTTTTCCTTTGACGTTTGACTATCTCCAGGAGCAACTCTATAGTTGTCCTCTACGCTGTCTGCTGTTGACACTTCAGTAATACTAGAACTTCCCTGTAGACAGATTAATCTATGTGGTTGTAGTGGAGGGTTATGCCAGACATCGCCTTCGTTTAATTCTTTTTCATACAATCCGGCATTTGTAGTATCAATCCATTGTACTTTAAATTTACCAGTATTTACAAACCATGTTTCTTCTTTTTCTCGATGAAAATGCATACTAAATTGAGCACCTTCTTTCTCAAAGAACATAATTTTTCCACAGTACTTGTCAGTGGATGCCCAAATTAATTCGTAGCCCCATCCTTTAGGAACAACTCCGCTAAGTCTAGTTGGTTCATTTTCCATTAATATAATCCTCTATGTTTGTCCACTGCATATCTACTACACTATTTAAATTAGTTAGATCTGCACAGGTATAACTTTGGTATTGTGATTTCATGTTATCTGGCATTGGTATGTATTCAATGTCGCCGCCGTGTTTGTTGACAATAGATTGCGCTACTGTTTCAAAACTTACTGGACGTCCTGTACCTACATTAAAGATGCCTGATTGATCTACATCAAACATTTTTTCATGTAGTCTACATATATCGTCTACACATACAAAATCTCTAAGATAATTATTACTATCTTCAAATAACTTAATTACACCGTTGTCTTTAGCTTGATATGCAAATTTAGTATACGGACTTGCTTGATCACCTTTGTGTTCTTCGCCTTCCCCGTAAACATTAAAGTAACGGAAGCCTTGTATTTTAATGGCAAATTCATCTATGTATTGATTTATAAATCTATCAAACAAATACTTTGACCATGCATACGGCGATTGCGGTAATAACGGACCGTTCTCAGTAAAATGTGTAGTTGGACCGTAAACACTTGCACTAGATGCATATTGTAAATTAGTACCAAAGTTTTCACATATTTGTGCTAGTCTAACACTGAACTCAAAATTTTGTTCTAGTATTTGATTCACATCAGTAAAGGTAGTTGAACTAATTGCACCCAAGTGTATACACCAATCATAGCCTTCAGTATGTGGAAGCACACCTGGCTCCCATTCCCATCCTTCTACTTCGTGTCCTTGTTGCTGTAAATAACTTGCAACATTTTTTCCAATAAATCCTTGATTTCCTGTAACTAAAATTTTCATTTGCTGTTCTCTATAATCTGTGTTGTTGAATACCCGTTTACTGTAGGAATAATATGTACGTTGGCTAAGTCATGCCCCACAACAGTTTCAACAGTATAATCTCCGCCTTTTACAATTAAGTTGGGCTGTATATGTTTAATTAACTCATAAGGAGTATCTTGTTCAAAAACGTGAACTTCGTCTACCCATGGTAGTATAGATATTTGTTCAACACGTTTTTCTATATTGTTTACTGGACGATCGTTGCCCTTTAGGCGTTTTACACTTGCATCTGAATTAAGCCCAACCACAAGTTTGTCACCTAAACTACGTGCTTCTTTTAGTAAATTAAAATGTCCTGTGTGCATAATATCAAACACACCGTTTGTAAAGATTACACGTTCTTCAATATCATTGTGTGTAAGTATATGTGTACCTACGTGCTGTACTGCACGTCTAGAGCCCTTTATAGCAAGTTCTAAACATTGCGTATAATCATAATTCTTAGTTAAGCCGTATACAAATGCAGCTAAGAAACAATCGCCTGCACCAGTAACATCTGACACTTCTACTTGTGCAACAGGCAGATTATAATCAACACCGTCTATACTAGCAAGTACATTATCGCCAGCATTAGTAGTAATAATATTACCTTGCCACTGACAAAAACCAAACTTAGTAAATTCAACATTGTTAGGTTTTACTAACCATGCGTCTTTGTATTGGGTTGCATGTTCTTTAGGATCTACAATAATCTTACAATCAAACTTATTAATATGTTCAATAATTCTTAGAGATTCGTCTAGTGTGCCTTTGTTGTAGTCACTTAAAATAACATACTCGTAATCACTAAAATCTCGTGATAGAATATAATCAAGGTATTGTTTACTGTCTGCGTGATAATCGTTATCAATGCGTGTGACATAATGTCCATCACAAATCACTCTAGTTTTGACACTTGCTTCGTCAAAGATATCAACTAATTCAACATCAACACCTAAACTTTTAAGATTCTCATATACAAGTCCTGCGCCGCCAATTGTTTGAACTTCACGGTTATATGTTACAACAGGGACAGGAGCCTCAGGACTTATCCGAGTGCTTGTACCGTAAATATATGTGTCGATGATTATGTCACCAAGAACTAAAACTTTCATAGTTTTATTATACTTTCTTTTGTATTATTTGTCAAGAAGATTTATAGTTTGGAATACAGTTTCTAATTTAGATAAGTTGACTTTACTTTGAAGTGTATTGCGCAAACCATGATGTAAAGGTTTTGGCCATTTGGTAAAACTACACCAAGCATATCCGTTATGCTCGTCATTTAATATAGGAATAAATTCAGATTGTACTACACATAGGTATGTATGAAAGTGAAACTTACTATCTGCACTAATGAAACTTTCTAAAGGCAATGTTTTTCTAATATCAGGCACACTACCAATTTCTTCTGAAATTTCTCTTTTAAGACCTTCCCAAGGAGTTTCTAAACCTTCGTTAGTACCTCCTACAAGCCCCCACATGTTGTTACGTTTGCCTTTGGCTCTGTGTAAGAAAAGGAATCTATTAGTATCTAATGTGTAGAATAATGCTCCACTACATGTAATCATATTAGTCATACATATAGTTAGCCAGTCAAGTCTATTCTCCATGTCCCAACTGGATAATCACCGTCTACAGATTTTAGCCATTCGTCGTCTTTAAACTTGTATTGAGTATTGGTATTAAGGTTAGTAGTGTATATTGTATCTGTAGCAGAACTTGCATCAAACACAATTACCCATTTAGTTCCGTCCCATTCAATAATATCATTTGCGCTTGCTACTATCCCGCTACCGTCATTGTTTTGCCAAGCAACTGGAAATTGTGTAGCAGTACTACTAGGATCGCCTATATCGTCTAATAATAATAAACGTAATCCAGAAGTTTTAATACTTGTCGGATTGTAACTTAACGGATTAATAATATAATCAATGCTAGTTCTATTACTTATAATAGTGTCAGAGGGAAAACTGTCTGCATCCCAATTAACATTAATTATAGTTTCATCAAACGGATTAAGGGTAAACGTACCAGTTGAAGTACTGTCATTGTCGATGCTTCTAAAAAATACCCTAGCTACATCAGCAGCATATGTTCCTGGAAGTGCTATAAATATTTCTCTCCAATTTTTAACACCAACTGCACCGTTTGATATTAATCTCACTGTGTCACCGTCTACATATGCTCCGAATGTATTAAAATTAACATTAGCAGTTTCGCCTGCAATGTCTGTGCTTGCTTTCCGTCCTCCACTAGTTTCTACAGTACCAGGTTGAGCGTAATCATCATATTGGTTTAATTGCGGAGCACTTATACCAGAATCAATATCGCCTCTAGACTCATCAAACATCGAAGTAATAATATTTGTAATAACTCCCATCTTTTTAACTTTGGTAGGCGGACTAATGTATATTGGAATACTAAATGTAAGTGTTGCTATGTCAATTTCACTATCAATACCTACAGGAATACTACGATTAGACCATGTTACATTTTCTAAATTTACAACAGTTATACTAGTCCAGTCGACAAAGTTATCAGTAGTTTGCATTTCTAAACTAGGATTGAATAATACTAGTATTTGCTCTAGAAGTTGTAATTTTTGATCAGTATTACTTGCCCAAATATCTGCATTTAACCGCATCATATACGGAGTTGGTATTAATCTTTCAACTGTATAGTTTTTGCCTTGATAGTTTTCGTATTCGCCTGTTTCTTGGTTAAATGCTCGTTCTCTAATTGCAGTTTTACGAGTATATGTTGCGTCTGCTAAACGATCTTTATCTAACTCTAATCCTGTTAAGTAAACTGCTATTCGAGGAACTGTTGGAAGTTTGTTTTCACTGTTTTCTCTAATAATACTTGCTACTTGCCTAGTTAAATCTCCGTAAGTAACTGGTACGTCTTTAATTGTACCCTTTCCGTCTTTTACTGGAAAGTTACTGAGTATACGCATCATCTGCGTAGTATATCTTCTTATTTGTCCGTCATAAAAATGTAGCATTAATTATCTGCCTCTGGCTTACGTGGACGCAATGCTTTCGACAAACTCTGTCTTTCTGGCACTGCTTCGCCGTCAATTGTATTTGATGCAGTATTATTAATAAACGATGATTTATAAGTTCTGCGTTCCAGTGTATTACTTAGATC